CCGTATCTGAAAGTAAAAACTTCGACGATCTTTTTACTCACTTGAAAAATAAAGATTTCAAGAAGATGCGTTCATGGGTTGTTAACAATATAGATACAGATGTACCTGCAATCTTTCGTGGTTTGTACGATCGAATGTATGATCATGTCGAGCCGCAGTCAATACCACAACTCGTATTGATTCTTGCAGACTATCAATACAAGAATGCATTTGTGGCTGACCATGAATTAAATGTAGTCGCTTGTTTAACGGAGGTAATGGCAAATGTCAAGTTCAATTAAACTTACACTATACACTCAACCCCTTTGTGATTTTTGCGATATCATGAAAATGAAGTTAAAAGAATGGGGATATGATTTCGATGTTATCAATATCAAAGACAATCCTCAAGCTTTAGCATTCCTCAGACTTGAAGGTCATAAAACAGTGCCACAACTATATTATAATAGAACGCATCTTAATAAAGTTGACACTCTTAATTTTACAAGAGAGATATTAGAAGAAGCAATTGATCCTGACAATTATATTGGTGGTGTGGAGAACTGGGGATGAATCCATTTACATATGTCAATGAAATAACAAACGGCAAAAAACATATCATGGTTGATGATATCGCCGAAAAAGCATACAATCCGTTTATGGTAAACCGTGGATTATCTTACTTTCACGATACTGTATTGATGGCAAATGAGATGAACCGTTACCACCAGATCGATAAACGTTTACAATTCGATTTTCTTATAAATATTGTTAGGAAAAAGAAAAGATTTTCCAAATGGTTAAAACCAGAAGAAAACTCTGAGATTGAAGTGATCAAGGAATATTATGGCTACAGTAATGAGAAAGCCCGCCAAATCCACTCCCTTCTATCTTCAGATCAAATTAATGAATTAAAGAAGAAGGTTTACAAAGGTGGAAAAAGATAATAACATTGTTGAATGGACACCCGCCTCAATGCTTGAGGTGACTTTGAATGAGCCTGATGATTTCCTTAAAGTAAGGGAAACACTGACTCGGATAGGCGTGGCATCACGTAAAGACAATACACTCTTTCAGTCATGCCATATTCTCCACAAACAAGGACGATACTTTATCGTTCATTTCAAAGAGCTCTTTTTACTTGATGGAAAGAAATCTAACCTAGAGGAAAATGATGTTGCAAGGCGTAATACAATTGCCACACTCATGAGTGATTGGGGATTAGTATCGATTGAAGATAAAAACCAAGCACAACCATTGGCACCACTCAGGCAGATTAAAATTATTCCATTTAAAGAAAAGAACAACTGGACATTACAACCGAAATATAATATTGGAACTAAATGAATTTAAATTATAATGGATGGGAACGCGATTACTTCGATCATCAAGCTGAATATAAGAAAATGTTTGATGATTGTATGTCCCTAGGTGAGCAAGACGTTGATGTAACTTTTTTAGACCAAAAGATTGCTCAATTAGCAAATCGTAGATATGCAGTCAGTGTAGCAAATGCGACTGATGGTTTACTCTTTGCTCTTCAAGCTCATGACATTGGCCCAGGTGACGAAGTTCTTGTACCAAGTTTTGGATGGATATCATCAGCATCAGCCGTAAATATGGCTGGAGCAGATCCAGTCTTTTGCGATATTGATATTAACTCGTATCAAATAACGCTTGATAGCATGAAGAAAATGGCTGGTCCTCGAACGAAAGCAGTCATATATCCATGTTTATTTGGCGCAATGTGGCCAGAAATATTTGATGCAGTTGCTTGGTGTAAAGAGCAAGATATTGTTTTTATCGAAGATTCTGCACAGGCATTAGGAACTGAGTTAAATGGTGTTAGAGCTGGATCAATTGGTGATGTAAGTGTTTATTCATTCAACGATAATAAAGTAATTGCTGGCATTAACGGTGGCGGAGCCGTTATGACAAATTCAAAGATTGCTTATAAGCATATTGAAAAATTAGCATACCACGGTAGAAGCCGTACAAATTCAGATGTTAAGTATCTTGGTCGTAATTCAAAAATGTATTTGTTCAATGCTAAAGTGATTGAATATCGTTTGGCATCAATGGACAAATGGCAAAAGAGGAGACAAGAGATTGCTCGACATTATTTTGATAATATTATTGACGGGAATGATTTTTTAGTATCTGGTCCTCATAAACATGAGCATGTAAAATTACCAGATGGATTAAATCATAACTATCATAAGTTTACTGTAAGATTTAGATCTAAGCATTTAAGAGATTTTGTGAGAAGGCATACTGGCGCGAATATTCATTACGATAGACCGCTGCCTTTAATGGAATATTATAGAAAGAATAAGAGAGATTCCACTTCAGTAGCTGAAGAAGTTTCAGGTACTATCATGACGCTTCCATGCCATGCATGGTTGTTAGATGATGAAGTAGAAAATATATGTGATTTATTTGACCACGCATTGTGGAGATCATATATATAGTAATGAACGCCGATTATCGGGTTCAAAATTAACCTTGCTAGTCAATAGGAGGAACATATGACTGGAACATTCGCATTTCCGCGAAACGCTTTTTTGGGTTTCGACCACATTTTCGATCAGCTAGAATCAATTCATAGCCACGCGAAAGATACCTATCCACCACATAATGTAGTCAAAGAGTCAGATACAAAGTACACTCTTGAATTAGCTGTGGCTGGATTTAAGAAAGAACATATTGATATTGAAGTCAAAGATCATGTCTTAAATATTAAGGGCGAACGTCCTGCAAGACGCGATCCAAATATGTACGTTCATAAAGGTATTAGTGCAAGAAACTGGAGCAAGTCATTTAGACTGTCCGAGTATACGGAAGTAACTGGAGCGGATCTAACGGACGGAATTTTAACTGTTACTTTAGAAGTAGTTCTACCGGAAGAAAAGCAGCCTCGTAAAGTTAACATTCAATAACAACGAGGAAATAATGACAGCTATTACAGCAACCTATGCATATACATGCAAAGTATGCGAAAAAGTCGCATCGACCTTCAACACTTGGTTGAAGAATTTTCAATACGCCAGACAGATGGCAGCTAACCGCGAAATCGCAGGTCAGTTGGTTCATCTTGGTTATGAATCTCAAAAAGAGCATTCATGGATTCTTCAGCAAATGAATGAGCAAACAAGAAAAGAGTATAACAAATAATGTGGCCATATACTGAAGACGAAGCCGACTACTTGTCGAAAAAAAGATAAATAGAAGGGAGAGCAATCTCCCTTTTATATTTAGGAGGTCACATGGAAAAATATTGTAACAATTGTAAGTGTCTTTGCCATTGTGAAAATGATGAATGCCCTAACTGCGCTAATGACGTATGTTACAACTGTGAATGCGAGGAAAAAAATGAATATTGATCAGTTAAGAGAAGAATTAAAAGTCGATGAGGGAGTCAAGTATGAAATCTATTTGGATCACCTTGGCCTCCCTACTTTCGGTATTGGTCATCTGGTTCTCCCTGATGATCCTGAACACGGACAAGAAGTTGGAACACCTGTCTCAGAAGATCGAGTCAATGAGTGTTTCGAAAAGGATGTCGAAATCGTGTTATCGGAGTGCACACAACTATACCCCAACTTTGACGTTTTGCCTGAGGAAGTCCAACTAATCATCGCTAACATGATGTTTAATATGGGTAGACCAAGACTATCTCAGTTTAAAGGTATGAAACGTGGTGTTGATGCTAAAGACTGGAATGCTGCTGCAGACGAAATGGTAGATTCCAGATGGTATAAACAAGTTACTAATCGTGCAGATCGACTTGTACAAAGAATGAGAGCTCAGGCACAACTCGGAGTTATCTAGTGGTTGAACTGACTGAATCAGCTCAAGAATATTTAAATAAAGTAGGGCAACCAAACGTAATGCTATCTGTCAAAGGTGGCGGTTGCTCTGGCTTTACATACCTATGGGAAATGACAGACAAAGAACCTACAATAGGAAACTTAGTCGTGGATCCCATAGCAGAGATGTTTGTGCTTGGTTGTACAGTTGATTATGTAACTGAACTTGGCGGATCATATCTCAAAGTAATAAATCCAAATGCAACTGCGTCATGTGGATGTGGAGAATCTTTCGCAGTATAGCTCACTTTTTTGTTTACAAAACACTGAAAACGTTGTATAATAATATTATATTTCGTTGGAGGTAATATGTCATTTTACACTAATGTTTGTCGTTACGGTAATACTATTCTGTATCGTGGTTATAATCATCAGGCCAAACGTATATACAAGCGTGATACTGAATTTAAACCAGTATTCTATGTCGAAAGCAAAACTGAAAGTCAGTGGAAGTCTTTAGACGGTCGTAACATTGCGCCAATCCAAATGGATAATATGCGTCATGCGAAAGAATGGCTTGATACAAATAAAGATGTAGCCGGTCGTAAAATATATGGCAATCATAAATACCTTCAACAATATATAACACAAAGGTTTCCACGCGATATTGATTTCAAACGTGATTGGATCGATGTTGGTACCTTTGATATTGAAACTGAATATGATGATGGCTTTCCAGAACCAGCGGAAGCATCACAAAGAATTCTTTCGATTACTTATAAATCAAGTAAATCGAAGAAGTATCATGTCTGGGGTTATGGGGACTTTGATATGAGTAAATCACTCATTCAACCAGTCCAGTATTACCGCTGTCGAGATGAGGCAAGTCTCCTCACAAAATTTCTAGAGTTTTGGTCCGATCCTGATAAAACTCCAGACGTGATTACTGGCTGGAATATTCGATTCTTTGATGTTCCATATCTAATTAATCGCACATCTAAAATACTTGGCGTTGATGCCTGTAAACGATTCTCTCCATGGAAGATGATCGATCACCGTGAGATTACTCGTCGCGGTAAATCATCAATTGCGTACGATATTAAAGGTATCGAACAATTAGATTATCTTGAACTCTTCCAAAAATTTGGCTATTCATACGGCGCACAAGAATCATATGCTTTGAATCATATTGCATATGTCGTTCTTGGTGAGCGTAAACTTTCGTTTGAAGAAGCAGGTAACTTGAAAAACCTGTATAAAGAAGATTTCCAAAGATACATCGACTATAATATGAAAGACGTTGAATTGATTGAACGCCTTGAAGATAAGATGGGTCTTCTTACTTTGGCTATGACTGTGGCCTATAAAGGTGGTGTTAACTATGCGGAAACATTTGGTGTTACGTCAATATGGGAATCAATCATTTATCGTAAACTATTAAATGAAAAACGTGCATCACCAGTTTTTGCTGGTGAATCAATGAGATCTAAGTTTGCCGGTGGCTATGTAAAAGATCCACATGTTGGTGCGCATGATTGGGTAGTTTCGTTTGATTTGAATTCGCTGTATCCAAACATTATTGTACAGTGGAATATGTCGCCTGAAACTCTTGTATCAGCAACTGAAACAAGTGGTGTTGAACATTATATGAATGCTGATCCATACAATGGCAAAGATTGTCTTGCCGCAAATGGTTCAACCTATACACATAAAGTTGAAGGTGTTATCCCAAGCATTATTGTCGATTATTATGCCGATCGTAAACTGATCAAAAAACAAATGCTTGAAGCTGAAAGTGCGTATCAAAAAGAAAAAACAAATGCACTTGAAAAAGAAATCAATAAATTAAATAACCAGCAAATGGCGATTAAGATTCTTATGAATTCTCTTTATGGCGCACTTGGTAATCAGTATTTTAAATATTTCGATCTAAGACTTGCTGAAGGTATTACACTCACTGGTCAATTGGCCATTCAATGGGCTGAAAGAACAGTGAATGAATATATGAATCAATTACTAGGGAGTGAAGATGTTGATTATGTTATCGCTATTGATACCGATAGCCTTTATGTTAATTTCGGGCCTATGATCGAAAAGTTTACGCCGAAGAATCCAGTTAAGTTTCTTGATATGATTTGCAAAGAAAAATTTGAACCACATATCGCAAAATCATATGATAAGTTATTTGCAAACATGAATTGTTACAAACCACGAATGGAAATGGGTCGTGAAGTTATTGCCGATCGCGGTATATGGACTGCTAAAAAACGATACATATTAAACGTTCACAATAATGAAGGTGTACAATATGCAGAACCAAAACTCAAAATCATGGGTATTGAGGCAATTAAATCGTCGACTCCCGAAGTTTGCCGCACGCGCTTTAAGGAAATATTTAAAATTCTCGTATCTGGTACGGAAGCGGAAGCACAAGAATACATTAGACAGTTTAAACAAGAATTTAAAAACTTACCGCCGGAGAAGATCGCTTTTCCGCGGTCGGTCTCGAACATTAAGGACTGGTCGGATCGAAAGACGATATACAAGAAGAGCTGTCCGATCCATGTACGCGGCTCGCTCCTTTTCAATAAAAAAGTAAAAGATAACAAGTTAACTAAAAAGTATGAACTTGTTACGGGTGGAACAAAGATTAAGTTCTGCTATTTGAAATTACCAAATCCGATTCAAGAAAATGTTATGGCTTTTATCGAAGTCATGCCACCTGAATTCAAGTTAGAAAAGTATATTGACTATGACTTACAGTTCGATAAAACTTTTACTGAACCACTTAAACTTATCCTTGATGCAATTGACTGGTCAGCTGAACCACAAGCGAGCCTCGATGAATTTTTTGGATAAAGTTGTTTACAAATCAGCCATAGTATGGTATAATAATAAAAATGGAGAAATAAATGAGTAAAAACTGGTTTCACGACATGGTAGTCATGCACCAAAAATATGGTGTAGACAAATGGATGGAAAAAGAAAAAGTATCGGACTGGTCTCGTCTTAGACAGTTTATGGATTTTAGAATCAGCATGATGGAAGAAGAATTAGCTGAAACTAAGAAAGCAGTACGAGATAAAAATGCAGAAGAAGTAGTTGATGGCATTATCGACTTATGTGTTTTTGCAATCGGTACTCTCGAAGTATTTGGTGTTGATGCTAATAAAGCATGGGATCAAGTATATCATGCCAACATGTCAAAAGAAGTTGGAGTTAAAGAAGGTCGACCGAATCCACTTGGTTTACCAGATCTGGTAAAGCCTGAAGGTTGGGAAGGCCCATCACACGAAGGTAATCATGGCAATATCACTGACGCTTTTCAATAATATATTCGACAATAAAACGCACAAGCGTGTTGATGCAAAAGACTTTGATGCTTTTGAAGATACTCTCTATGAGTTATCTCAAAAGCCATTTGCGTCTAAAAAAGATGCTATGCTTATGTCACCTGCCATTTACAAAAATAATACTACTCGTAAAAACGATAATGTAATTGAATGGTCAGGTTGGTGTTGTGTCGATGTTGATGATTATGAACCTGAAGGAAACTTAGAAGATGATTTGGTTAAACGTTTTTCTGCCTATCGTTTTGTGTGCTATAGCACTGCCAGCTCTACGGTCGATCGACCAAAGTTCAGACTTGTTTTTCCACTTATCAAAGCTGTACGACAAGATCAAATTAGGGAGTTCTGGTATGCACTTCAAACAGAACTCGGTGAGCTTGGAGACAAGCAAACTAAAGACTTGTCTCGAATGTATTACATCCCTGGCCTTTATGCTAACGCTCACAATTTTATATTCAGCCATCGTGACGGCGATCCTGTTGATGCATATCGGTTAATTGAAAAGCATCCTATGCCTAAGAAAGCAAACTTAAATAGTTTCTTTGATAGGCTACCTGAAGCAATCCAAGAAGAAATAGTTAACTATCGTAAAGATAAACTTGATGCTAATTTTGAATGGTCATCATATCATGACTGTCCGTTCTGGCCAAAACAATTAGCAACTGAATATCAAACAATCAGCAATACTGGTTGGTATGCTAAAATGTATGCCATCATGATTGCAACTGCTGGTAATGCAGTACGTAGAAAGTATCCAATTACACCTGATGAAATATCTCAACTATGTCGTCAATTTGATCAAGACAATGGTAACTGGTATAAGAATCGTCCACTTGATAAAGAAGCTGATCGAGCACTTGAATATGTCTATAAAAACATTTAACATGTACATCACTTTTTTTTATTTTTGTGCACTTTTTTGTTTACAAATGAAAAGAATTAGTGTATAATATAATTATAAAAATGAAAGGATATGTTATGAAGTTACAAGGTGCCACAACCATTCTTAAAAAAGAATGTACCTTTTTAGGTTTGTCGATGAAAGAATTATTACTGTTTATTTCGTTAAATCCATACGCATTTTCAAATAAGACAGTAAGAGCATATAATATTTACAAGGAGAGCAATAATGTATAAAGGATATCAGTTTAATTTATTTCAATCATCATGGGGAATGAACCCTGGATTTAAAAGACTAGCCGACGAGCTAAATGGTCTTATTCCATTTCAAGGAAAAGTTTCAAATCCAAGATCTAAGAATAAGAACCTTGAAGCATTTAGAAAAGCTCAAAATTGTATTTACGATCTTTTCAATAATGGTCTTATTAATAGAAGATCTGAGTTCGTAAGACTTTTTGGTTTCTCACCAATAGCTTCAAGATATTGGAATGAAATGACTCTCGATAATATTGAAAATAGAATCGAAGAAATCTTTACACCAATTATTATAGCAGCAGCTAAAGAACAGGAGATCGCATGAAGTTAAGTGAAAAAGAAGCTAATAGACTATTTTACGCAGTTA